CGATTTGGGCACTTTGCCCAACAAAGACTTCTGCCCGTCTAATACTTGAATGGGCTTTACTTCAAGATCGTGCGACTCGCACATGCCCATAATCTTGCCAAACGAGATGCCCATCGAGCGCATCGCTTGTGAGGACTTTGCATGTTTAAGTGGTTCCTCAATCCCGATTAAGGGTACAGTGTGCAGGTCAGTGAGCCAGTCGTAGATTGTTCTGGTATCGACTTCGCGCTTTCCGGCACGTTCAAAAGTCGGCATCGCAAACTTGTCGATGACGGAACCATCGTGCGCCGATATAGCACACAGCCCGCCGTCGAGTCCGTTGTCGATGCCTATAATCACCGCCGTTTCATTGTCAGTTGATCAATAATTTCAGAGCGGACGATGACGCCGTTTCCTTTTGCAGGAGCCCACTTATCTTCGTATTTTTCAAGAGATGCCAAAAAGAATACTTCTCTAGCGGTAGTCGGAATCACTCGATAATACGTTCCGCGTAATTCTACCGAATCGAAAGCGTAATCATCTACCGTAATCATTTTGCGTTTCTTCACCACTTCAGGATTCTTGCTTTCAATTCTTGCGAGAAACTGAATCGGGCTGCTGTGTAGTTCAATCATCGTTTTGTTCTTCGTTTGGTATATCAATCACTGTTGCTTTTTTCTTTACTCGAACAGCTCCGTCTCCGCGATCGGCTTCGGTGTTGTTGAGAATGGAAATGTCAATGTGCATCTTGCTTTGGCCTCCACCGTTCTTGGAGTTGAGTCCCAAGTTGCGGCGAATCAATTGGTCGAGTTCGGAGAGTTCCCGAACAGTTCTCGGACCACGTAGATTCTTCATGCTGTCCCGCATGAGCTTCACGCCAGCCGCCGCGATATAATGCTGGTACTTGTCTGCCGGAGTGGACTGCGATTCGGCGATCTCAAGGAGGCTCTTCTCTTCTTCAATCACGGCATCGTGCATCGCCAGTCGGACCGCCTCACCAGTCTTATTTTTAAGATCTTCCTCAAGGGTGTCGGCCAATGGATCGACTGGCTCTGCGTCAGGATCAGCGATCGAATCGAACGGGTTTACCCTCTTCCTGATTCCGGCTTCCCGAATCCATTTGTGGATTGTGCTTTGGCTGACCTTCAGATCTCTGGAGATCGAAGTCACCATGTAGTCCTGTTGGTACAGGTCCAACGCACGCTGGCGAAGTCGAGATGACTCTGCCGCGATCTGTTCTTTCGACTGTTTGGGCTTGCTCTTTATGCCCTTTTTCTTCAGTACATTTTTTGTGTTGCTGCTCAAGATGATGTGAATTAAAGTGGGGCCGACAAAAAATTCAAGAAAATTTTTCTGAAAAATGACAAATAAATCGAATCCTGCTCGGAGTGTTCTGGAGCCGCGTATTGACCCAACATCAAAAAAGATGGACGTCGGCGGTCTATTCATCAGGCCAACGAACCTTATAACGGCTTTGCTCTACGGCTTTGCCAAGCACGATCGTCCGGCGGCGAAGGAGTATTATTTCTGGCGCATCTGCGACGAGCTTTGGAACAACGACGACCTTCCGGAAAAGCTGATGGTCCGCCATCCGTGGGCAGACCGCATGATCAAGAACGCGATCCGCAATAAATATCTAGCGGTCGGCGGTTCGGCTTCGTCTGGTAAATCGCATACAATGGCGGCATGGGGCATCGTGAACTTCCTTTCACAGCCACAGAATACCCTGATCCTTGTAACCAGCACCACGCTTCGGGAAGCACGGAAACGGATCTGGGGTTCCATTATCTCGCTCCTTACAGTGGTCGAGGACGCACCGATCAAGATTCGGGATTCAATTGGAAACATTGCCTACATCAACGAAAAGGGGGACCTTATTGAAAAAGCTGGCCTGTCACTTATCGCGGCAGAAAAAAGCAAGACACGTGAAGCGGTCGGCAAGTTCATCGGTATCAAGCAGAAACGGGTGATCCTCATCGGTGACGAGCTTTCCGAACTGTCAGAAGCTATCCTCAACGCTGGACTTACCAACCTTTCCAAGAACCCTGATTTCCAAATGATCGGGATGTCCAACCCGAACAGTCGGTTCGACGCTTTCGGTGTCTGGTCTCAGCCGAAGAACGGGTGGGACTCGATCGACGCACAGATCGACGACGAGTGGGACACGAAATGGGGTGGGAAGTACATCCGTCTAGACGGCGAGAGGAGCCCCAACATTATGGCCGGAGAGACCATCTATCCTTGGCTCCCGACGGCGGAGAAGCTGGCAGAGGACAAGGCTCTGCTCGGACCGGAATCTCGCGGATACATGCGGATGGTCCGTGCCGTGTTCTTCGATTCCGAAGAAACCGAAGGGATCTATTCAGAGGCAGAGCTGGCAAGGAGTGGCTCGCTCGGAAAGGTACAGTGGGCCGGAAAGCCGATTCCGGTTGCGGGACTCGATCCAGCCTTCACCAACGGAGGTGACCGCACTATCTTATATACCGGAAAGGTGGGCTACGACGTGAACGGCCAGTATGTCTGTGAACTCGGAGAGGCCATACACCTCAACGACGACGCTACCAATAAGGCCATTCCGCGTACCTACCAGATTGTCAAACAGGTTAAGGACCACTGCGAGAAGCGTGGAATCCTTCCGGAAAACGTGGCGGTTGACTCGACTGGCGCTGGCGCTCCGTTCTGCGACGTGCTTGCCGGAGAGTGGTCCTCTGGATTCCTCCGCGTAGGATTTGGTGGAAAGGCATCAGACAAGCGTGTCAGCGCAAACAGCAGTCTGGTGGGAGAAGAACTCTACGTGAACCGTGTATCCGAACTCTGGTTTGTGGGTAAAGAACTGGTGAGAACCAGACAGTTGTTCGGAATTTCCGGAGATCTGGCCCAAGAGATCTGTGCCAGAAACTACGAGCTGGTCAAAGGTGGTACGCTCCGTGTAAAGATCGAGTCCAAGCTAGACTTCAAATCCAGATTTGGACGCTCTCCGGACTTAGCGGACGCCGCCTTCCTCTGTCTCGATCTCGCCCGCCAGAGGCACGGAGTGGTGGCGGTGGAGCCACTTCCGGAAAACAAATCTGGTACGTTCCGCCGGACCAACTCGTTCCAGTCTCTCCGGAACGCTCTCAGTTCGGAGATGACGATGGCTCTCGATTAAGGATTCAGGATTCGGGTTGGGGTTTTTGCGTCCATTTCTGGCGATGTATTTACATTGTAGTTTGATTGCCACTCTGTACCCCCCACTTGAAAACTTTCTATAGAATAGAATCAGTTTAATGGAGTATAGAAAAAGTTTTTATATAGGGATCTTGAAAGGGATCAAACTACAATGTAAATACATCCACCAAAAACGTTGACATCCGCTCCGGTGTAGGTACAATGTAAATGTATGGCTACCCAACGATTTAAGAGACTACCTTCCGGTCAGATCCAGTATATGGGCGAGAAGTACGCTGGCTTCAATAAGCCGAAGAAAGCACCGTCCGGCTCCGAAAAGAAGTTTGTGGTTCTGGGAAAAGAAGGAGATAAGGTCAAAAAGGTTTCGTTTGGCGCGAGAGGGTATGAGGATTTCACCCAACACAAAGACCCCAAACGCCGCGCTAATTTCCGTTCTCGCCACAATTGCCAGACGGCTAACGACAAAACGACCGCCCGCCATTGGGCTTGTAAGTATCTCTGGTAAATTGTATTGACAATGTAGTGACGCGGAGATAAAGTCCCGCTCATGGCCTTATCTGACATTTACGCCCCAGCTGCTCAAGATGAAGATACTCTCAAGAAACGCCGTGAGCTGGCGTCTCGTTTATGGAAAGCTAGAGAATCCGGCATGACTCCAGAAGATGCAATGAGGAGTGAGACTGGTGTTGATATAAATCATCTCAATAATACTGTAGATACAAAATTTGGCACTGGATTACAAGAATCCGAAATTGCTGGGTTTGTGGATCGATTGTATCGCGGTAAGTATGATCAGAACAACACTAACGAATCTGTGTTCGATCGACAGGAACGCGAAGCTAGGGAACGTTCAACCGCTTCCGGAGCGTTCGGCGGCCCTAACTGGAGGGGCCAGTCCTCTGAAGCACAGCCTGAAACGCCAAGGCTTGACCGTCTTGCACAGATGCAGAATGAGCCAATTGGTTCTCGTCCCATGTCTAGCTCTAGGCGTTTGATTGGTTCGCCAGCTTCTCAAATGAGACGGATTAACCGTAAAGCCGCTAGGGCTGGGATCGACCCATCGAAGTATTCGGTAGATGAACTTAAAGGAATGGGCTTCTCCGCTGGCGGAATCCGGAGCCAAGAAGAGGGGGAGCGTCGTAGGGAACAGGAAAGGATCAACCGCATGGCCCTCATTAAACAACAAGAAGAGGAGCGTCGAAGAGAAGAAGAGAGACAAAAAGAAGAAGCAGAGTCCCGTAGAAAACTATAACTAGATAACTCTATATTTAAGATGGCTGAATTTGATTACTCTAGCGATATTGCCCCCCTCAAGGGTAACTACTTTCGCGGTTCTATAGGCATGTCTCAAGATGAGGTGGCGGGGCTGGAGCTTCAGTATCTTAATGATCTCACTCGTCAAAATGCGATAGCGGCTAACAATCGAAAACAAGAACTGGCCATCAGAAACGCGGAACTTAGTTTTAGACAACAACAATTTGAATTAGAAC